ATGAGCATCAAGTTCTCGGCAGGAGACGACGCCCCGGCGCTGCTGGAGGCGACCGAAACCTATTTGAAGGATGCAGTGGAAGATCTGGCCGGGGCGATTGCCTCGGTGCGGCAGGGCCATCTGGCCGATGCGAAAGCGGCGATGTTGGCCGTGCGCGACCTGAAACACGCATTCTACGCGTTGATGGAGGAACGGAACCGTGTTGAAAAACTCCGCAAGCAGATCGCCGGGGATGTCGGAACCGGCAGCCTCGACCTGGACGCCGCGCGCGATGAAATCGGGCGCAGGCTGGCTTGCCTCCGCGACGCAAGGGGAAGTTGACGAGTTTCTGGGGTCCTTGAGCGACAACGCGCTGCTGGCGCTGCCGTGGCTGTTCGAGTTCTGGGCGCTGCCGCATCAGTTGCCGCCCGAAGGCGCCTGGAAGACCTGGGTCATCCTCGGCGGGCGCGGGGCGGGCAAGACCCGTGCCGGGGCCGAATGGGTGCGGGCCGAAGTCGAAGGGGCGGGGCCCCTGGATGCCGGGCGGTCGGCGCGGGTGGCGCTGATTGCCGAAACGGTGGATCAGGCGCGCGAGGTCATGGTGTTCGGGACGAGCGGGATTCTGGCCTGCTCGCCTCCGGACCGCCGCCCGGTCTGGGAGGCCACGCGCAAGCGGCTGGTCTGGCCGAACGGGGCGGTGGCGCAGGTGTTTTCGGCCTTCGACCCGGATTCGCTCCGCGGGCCGCAGTTCGACGCGGCCTGGGTGGACGAGTTGGCGAAGTGGCCGAAGGCGGAGGACACCTGGGACATACTGCAGTTCGCGTTGCGGCTGGGCAGTCATCCCCGGCAGGTGGTGACCACCACGCCGCAGAACGTGGCGGTGCTGAAGCGGATCCTGAAGAACCCGTCGACGGTGCTGACCCATGCGCCGACGGACGCGCACCGGGCCTATCTGGCGGCGTCGTTCCTGGAGGAGGTGCAGGCGCGCTATGCCGGCACCCGTTTGGGGCGGCAGGAGTTGCAGGGGCTGCTGCTGGAGGATCTGCAGGGCGCGCTGTGGAGTTCGGCAATGCTGGAGCGGGCACGGGTGGAGGCGGCTCCGGCCATGGGTCGCATCGTCGTGGCGGTGGATCCGCCGGTGACCGGGCACAAGGGGTCGGATGAGTGCGGGATCGTGGTGGTGGGGGCGGTGACTTCGGGGCCGCCGCAGGACTGGCGGGCGGTGGTGCTGGAGGATGCGTCCGTGCAGGGCGCATCGCCCGACGAATGGGCGCGCGCCGCGCTGGCGGCGATGGACCGGCACGGGGCGGACCGGCTGGTGGTCGAGGTCAATCAGGGCGGCGACATGGTGCAGTCGGTCATCCGGGGGATCGACCCGCTGGTGGCCATCCGGGCCGTGCGGGCGACCAAGGGCAAGATGCTGCGGGCGGAACCGGTCGCGGCGCTTTATGAGCAGGGCCGGGTGGCGCACATGCGGGGTCTGGGGCGGCTGGAGGAGCAGATGTGCCAGATGACCGTGACGGGCTATCAGGGCAAAGGCAGCCCGGACCGGCTGGATGCGCTGGTCTGGGCGCTGACGGAACTGATCGTGGAGCCGTCGGAAAGCTTTCGGCGGCCGCAGGTGCGCGGGCTGTGAACGGGCGGTCTTGCGGAAAGGCCGGGGGGTTTCACACCCCCCGGACCCCCCGTGGGATATTTGGGCCAGTTGGAAAGTCAGAAGGCGGGCTGCGACCTGAAGCGGGTTGCGGTCCAAAACAGTCTTGAGCGGATGAAAGCCCTTGCCGGGGCTTGGGGATGGCCGTGGCCCTGTCGGGTCGGGGTGCGGTGGGCTGTTGCCTGCAGATACAGGAGTTTGGCGGCATGGTGTTCGATTTCCTGCGGAGGGGGGCGGCGGAGGCTGCAGCCACGCAAGCCGGGGGGGGGCCCCAGAAGAAGGCGTCCGCCACCGGGCGGGTGGTGGCCTGGGGTGGGTCGGGGCGCACCGCATGGTCGCCGCGCGACACGGTTTCGCTGGGCAAGACCGGGTTTCTGGGCAATCCGATCGGATTTCGCTGCGTGAAGCTGGTGTCGGAGGCGGCGGCGGCCTTGCCGCTGATCTGTCAGGACCACGCGCGGCGGTATGAACAGCACCCCGTCATGGATCTGGTCCGCCGACCCAACGGAGCGCAGGGGCGGGCGGAGCTGTTCGAGGCGATCTACGGCTATCTGCTGTTGTCGGGCAACGCCTATGTCGAGGCGGTTCCGGGGGCGGGCGCGCTGCCTGGCGAGTTGCATGTGCTGCGGTCGGACCGGATGAGCCTGGTGCCGGGGGCGGATGGCTGGCCGGTGGCCTATGACTATACCGTGGGCGGGCGGACGCATCGGTTCGCGATGGGGCCGGACAGCCAGCCGGTGTGCCATATCAAGAGCTTTCACCCGCAGGACGATCATTATGGTTTTTCGCCGTTGCAGGCGGCGGCGGTGGCGATTGATGTGCACACTTCGGCGTCGAGCTGGTCGAAGGCGCTGCTGGACAATGCGGCGCGGCCCAGCGGGGCGATGGTTTACAAGGGGGTGGACGGCAACGGCACACTCTCGGCCGATCAGTATGACCGGCTGGTGACCGAGATGGAGATGCACCATCAGGGCGCGCGCAATGCCGGGCGGCCGATGTTGCTGGAGGGGGGGCTGGACTGGAAGCCGATGGGGTTTTCGCCGTCGGATATGGAATTCCAGAAGACCAAGGAGGCGGCGGCGCGCGAGATCGCCATCGCCTTTGGCGTGCCGCCGATGCTGATGGGGATTCCGGGGGATGCCACCTACGCCAATTATCAGGAGGCGAACCGGGCGTTCTACCGGCTGACGGTGTTGCCGCTGGCGGCACGGGTGACGGCGGCGATCTCGCACTGGTTGTCGGGGTTCAGTGGCGAGATGGTCGAGGTGAAGCCGGATTTGGACCAGATCCCGGCGCTGGCGGCCGAACGCGATCAGCAGTGGGCGCGGGTCGGGGCGGCGGAGTTCCTGTCGGCGGCGGAGAAGCGGGCGATCCTGGGCTTGCCGGCACTGGGCGGCGATGAGTGAGCGCGGCGAGGGCGGCTCGCGGTTCCTGTATGACAGTTTCGATGTGGCGAGTGCGCGGATCGAGGCGAACGAGCGGGTCGCGCAGGAACGCTGGCAGGCGCTGGAATATCGGTTGAGCCTGATCGATGCAGGGCTGGAGCGAATGGAAAAGCGCATCTGGATCGGGGTCTGCGGGGTGGCGGTGTTCCTGCTGACGCAGGGGGCCGAAGCGTTGATTTCGGCGGCAACGAGGTGAAAGCGATGGACTGTGTGGAGTGGGGCGCGCCGGAACGCAAGTTCTCGCGGGTAGAGACGGCGTTGGTGGTGACCGATGGCACGCTGGTCGAAGGCTATGCCAGCCTGTTCGGCAAGCGCGATCAGGGCGGCGATGTGGTGGAGGCCGGGGCCTATGCGGGGTCGCTGGCGGCGCTGGCGCGCAAGGGGGCGCGGGTCAAGATGCTGTGGCAGCATGACCCGGCGCAACCGATCGGCGTCTGGGACGAGGTGCGCGAGGATGCCACCGGCCTGTGGGTCAAGGGGCGCATCTTGACCGAAGTGGAAAAGGGGCGCGAGGCGGCGGCCCTGCTGGCGGCGGGGGCGATCGACGGGCTGTCGATCGGCTATCGCACGGTTCGGGCGGAGCGCGACGGCAAGGGGCAGCGCCGCCTGGCAGAGTTGGAGCTGTGGGAGGTGTCGCTGGTGACCTTCCCGATGCTTCAGGAGGCGCGGGTGCAGGCCAAGGGCGATGACCTTGGTGCCGAGGCCTGGCGCGATGTGGCCGCGTTCCTGCGGGAGGCTACCGCGCTGATGGCCGGGCGGTAAGCGGCCTTTCACGACCAACCGAAGGGAAGACGACATGACCGAGAGAGACTCTCGGGCCGGGGCAGGTTTGCTTTCGGCCCAGCATCCGGGTGCGGAAGTGAAATCCGCGATGGCCGGGTTTCTGAACGCCTTCAAGGACTTTCAGGACGATGTGAAGACTTCATTGCAACAACAGGAAGAGCGACTGACCATGCTTGATCGCAAGACGATGACTTACGGACGCCCCGTGCTTTCGGCGCATGCCGAAATCGAAGTGCCGCATGTGAAGGCGTTCGACGCCTATCTGCGGTCGGGCGATGATGACGGGCTGCGCGGCCTTGTGCTGGAAGGCAAGGCGATGTCGACGGCGGTGGCCGGCGACGGCGGCTATCTGGTGGACCCGCAGACGGCGGACCGGATCCGCAGCCTGCTGGTGTCGACCTCGTCGATCCGGGCGATCGCCAATGTGGTGAACGTGGATGCGGTGTCGTTCGACGTGCTGATCGACCGCACGGAAGTCGGGTCGGGCTGGGCCACCGAAACCGGCGCGCAGGCCGAGACGGCGACGCCGACCATCGAGCGCATCTCGATCCGGTTGCACGAGTTGTCAGCGATGCCGAAGGCGAGCCAGCGTCTGCTGGACGACTCGGCGTTCGATGTCGAGGGCTGGTTGGCCGGCAAGATCGCCACGCGGTTCATCCGGGCGGAATCGGCGGCCTTTGTCAGCGGCGACGGGGTGGACAAGCCGAAGGGCTTCCTGCTGCCGGCCAAGGTGGCGAACGCGTCCTGGACCTGGGGAAGCCTGGGCTATGTGCCGTCGGGGGCGGCGGCGGATTTCCCCACGACCAATGCGGTCGATTGCATCGTCAACCTCGTCTATGCGCTTGGGGCGGATTACCGCGCCAATGCGACCTTCGTGATGAATTCGAAAACCGCCGGTGCGGTGCGCAAGATGAAGGATGCCGACGGGCGGTTCATGTGGTCGGACGGGTTGTCGATGGCGCAGCCTGCGCTGTTGATGGGCTATCCGGTTCTGGTCTGCGAGGACATGCCGGACATCGCCGCCAACGCCTATGCCATCGCGTTCGGGGATTTCAACGCGGGCTACACGATTGCCGAGCGCCCCGACCTGCGGGTGCTGCGCGACCCGTTCAGCGCCAAGCCGCATGTGCTGTTCTATGCGACCAAGCGGGTGGGTGGCGATGTTTCGGACTTTGCGGCGATCAAGCTGCTGAAGTTCGCGCTGTCCTGAGCGACGGCGGTAATACCCGGTCCTGAAAGGGGCCGGGTTCCGGGCGCGCGCCGGTTTCACCGTGCCGTCTAGCAGCTCCCCCCTCCGTCCGAGCGGTTCGGGGCGCGCGTCCATTCCGGGAGGAGGGGTTGGAGAGCGGACATGATGTTGACCGAACAGGCGAACGTGCCGGGATCGGCGCTGCCGGTACAGGGGTTGAAGGATCATCTGCGGCTGGGCACCGGGTTTTCGGACGACGGGATGCAGGATGCGCTGATCGAAAGCTATCTGCGGGCGGCGATGGCGGGGATCGAGGGGCGGACCGGCAAGGTGCTGCTGGCGCGGCGTTTCCTGTGGGTGCTGGAGGCATGGCGCGATCTGGCCGGGCAGGCGCTGCCGGTGGCCCCGGTGACGGGCGTGGTGTCGGTTTCGCTGGTGGATGCGGCGGGCGGGGTCAGCCTGGTCGACCCCGCCCGATATCGGCTGATGCCGGATACGCATCGCCCGAGGCTGGCGGCGGCGGGCGTGCTGCTGCCGGTGGTGCCGGTGGATGGCCGGGCGGAAGTGGTGTTCGATGCAGGTTACGGGGTCTGGGGGTCGGTTCCGGCCGATCTGGCGCAGGCGGTTCTGATGCTGGCGGCGGAGTTCTATGAGCGTCGGCACGAAGCGGGCACGGTGGCGGGGCTGCCGTTTGCGGTGCAGGCGCTGATCGAACGCTGGCGCAATGTGCGGGTTCTGGGCGGGGGGACGGCATGAGCGTGATGCTGAACCGGCCCCTGGTGCTGGAAGACCCGGTCGAAGTGGCGGACGGGGCGGGGGGGCTGACGGTTTCGTGGGTGCCGCTGGGGGTGATGTGGGGCGAGGTGCGGCCGTCGTCGGGGCGCGAGGTGGGGGGCGAAGAGGTGCGGGTCGCCTCGGTCGCCTTCCGGATCACCGTGCGGGGGGCGGCGGTTGGGTCGCCGCAGCGGCCCCGGCCCGAACAGCGGTTTCGCGATGGGGCCCGGGTGTTCGTGATCGTGGCGGTGACCGAGCGCGATCCGTCGGGGGCGTTTCTGACCTGTTTCGCGCGTGAGGAGGAACCGGCATGAGCTATGCGGCGGCGGCGGCGCTTCAGGCGGCGGTGTATGGGCGGTTGACCGGGTTTGCGGGTTTGACCGGAGTGGCGGTGCTGGATGCAGCCCCGCCGGGGGTTGGCCCGGAAACCTTTGTGCTGATCGGACCCGAGGTGGTGAACGATCGGTCGGATAAAACCGGCGCTGGCGCGGACCATCTGTTTTCGGTGGCGGTGATCAGCAAGGCCAGCGGATTTCGCACGGCCAAGGGGGTCGCTGGGGCGGTGTCGGAGGCGCTGGTGGGGGCGGCGCTGACGCTGACCACGGGGCGACTGGTGTATCTGGCTTTCGTGCAGGCCCGCGCCCGCAGGCTGGGCGACGGCGACGTGCGGCGGATCGACATGACGTTTCGGGCGCGGGTCGAGATTTGACTTTATCGAACCTTCTTGGCTGCTGATCCGAACTGTTCGGCAGCTTGATTGACAAAAACGGAGAGCGGATATGGCTGTGCAAAGCGGCAAGGATTTGCTGATCAAGGTCGACATGATCGGTGACGGATCGTTTGAAACGGTTGCGGGCCTGCGCGCCACGCGGATCAGTTTCAACGCGGAAACGGTCGATGTGACCAGCCTGGAAAGCACCGGCGGCTGGCGCGAGTTGCTGGCGGGGGCGGGGGTCAAGTCGGCCTCGATCGCAGGCTCGGGCGTGTTCCGCGACGCCAACACCGATGAACGGGCGCGGCAGATCTTCTTTGACGCCGAGATGCCGGAGTTCCAGGTGATCGTGCCGAATTTCGGGGTGGTGGAGGGGCCGTTCCAGATCACCTCGATCGAATATGCGGGCAGCCACAACGGCGAGGCGACCTACGAGATGTCGCTGGCATCGGCGGGCGCGCTGACCTTTACGGCGCTGTGATGGCGAACCCTTGGGCGGGGGAGGTGGCGATCTGGCTGGATGGCCAGCGCCACGTGGCCAAGCTGACCCTTGGGGCGCTGGCGGAACTGGAGGCGGCGCTGGAGGTGGGCACGCTGATGGAGCTGATCCAGCGGTTCGAGGGGCAGCGGTTTTCGACGCGGGACGTGCTGGCGCTGATCGTGGCGGGGCTGCGGGGCGGCGGCTGGCAGGGGACGGCAGCCGATCTGCGCACGGTTGAAATCGATGGCGGGCCGATGGCGGCGGCGCGGGCGGCGGCGGAGTTGCTGGCGCGGGCGTTCGCGGTGCCGGAGTGACGCTGGACTGGCCGGGGCTGATGCGGGCGGGGCTGCAGGGGCTGGGGCTGGAGCCTGCGGTGTTCTGGCGACTGACTCCGGTTGAATTGAAACTCATGCTGGGGGCGGACCGGATCGCCCCCGCGCTGACCCGGGCGCGGCTGGACGAATTGGCGGCGGCGTTTCCGGACATCACGAAAGGGCGGGACGATGGCGGAGATCGAGGATCTGCAGGACCAGATCGCGGCACTGGAGACCACGCTGGCCGGGGCGGCCAGCATGGCGGCGGCGTTTGACGGCGAGTTGGCGCGAATGCGCGACAGCCTGGTGTTCACCGGGCGCGAGGTGAATGCGCTGTCGTCGGGGTTTTCGGGCGGGCTGCGGCGGGCGTTCGACGGGGTGGTGTTCGACGGGCTGAAGCTGTCGGATGCGCTGCGCGGGCTGGCCAGTTCGCTGGCTGATACGGTGTTCAACGTGGCGTTTCGACCGGTGCAGAACGCGCTTGGGGGCGCGCTGGCGCAGGGGGTGAACGGGCTTTTCAGCGCGCTGCTGCCGTTCGAGAAGGGCGGGTCCTTTGCCCAAGGCCGGGTGATGCCCTTTGCCAAGGGCGGTGTCGTCAGTCAGCCGACCGCCTTTCCGATGCGGGGTGGGGCCGGGTTGATGGGCGAAGCGGGGCCGGAGGCGATCCTGCCGTTGGCCCGCGGGGCGGACGGGCGGCTGGGGGTTCAGGCCGGTGGTGCGCGGGCGGTGACGGTGGTGATGAACATCACGACGCCGGATGTGGCCGGGTTCCAACGCAGCCAAGCCCAGGTTGCGGCACAGGCGATGCGGGCGCTTAGCCGCGGTCAGCGCAACAGATAGGGGCGGGTCGATGAGCTTTCACGAGATACGGTTTCCGGTGAACCTGAGCTTCGGGTCGCTGGGGGGGCCGGAGCGGCGCACGGATGTGGTCACGCTGGCCAACGGGTTCGAGGAGCGCAACACGCCCTGGGCCCATTCGCGCAGGCGGTATGATGCGGGGCTGGGGCTGCGCAGTCTGGACGACGTCGATCTGCTGATCGCGTTCTTCGAGGCGCGGCGCGGGCAGTTGCACGGGTTCCGCTGGAAGGACTGGTCGGATTACCGGTCGTGCAAGCCGTCGCAGCAGGTTTCGCCGTTCGATCAGACGATTGGGCGCGGCGATGGGGTGACACTGACGTTTGCCTTGGTGAAAACCTATCGGTCGGGCGAGCAGACCTATGAACGGCCGGTGGTGAAGCCGGTTGCGGGAACGGTGCAGGTGGCGCTGGCCGGGGACCCCAAGGTTGCAACGGTGGAGTTCGAGGCAGATACGGCGACCGGATTGATTACCTTCGCCAGCCCGCCCGACATCGGCGTGCTGATCACGGCGGGGTTCGAGTTCGATGTGCCGGTTCGGTTCGACACGGATCGGCTGCAAACCTCGGTCGGGGCGTTTCAGGCGGGCGAAGTGCCGAATGTGCCGGTGATCGAGGTGCGGCTGTGAGCCTTTCTGATCATCTGGCGACCGGGGTGACCACGGTCTGTCGCGCCTGGTCGGTGCGGCGGCGGGATGGGGTGGTTTACGGCTTTACCGACCACGACCGCGACCTGAGCTTTGACGGGTTGGTGTTCCGGGCCAGTTCGGGGATGACGGCCCGGGTGTTGCAGCAGACCACCGGGCTTTCGGTCGACAATTCCGAGGCGATCGGGGCGCTGTCGGATGCGGCGGTGACCGAGGCCGATCTACTGGCCGGGCGGTTCGATGGCGCACAGGTGCAGTCGTGGCTGGTCAACTGGGCGGATGTCGCGGAGCGGGTCATGCAGTTTCGCGGCAGTTTCGGCGAGATCACCCGGGTGGCCGGGCAGTTTCGCGCCGAGTTGCGGGGCCAGACCGACGCGCTGAACCAGCCTCAGGGGCGGGTTTATCACCGGGCCTGTTCGGCCATTCTGGGGGATGCGGCCTGCGGATTTGATCTGGGACAGCCGGGGTTTGCGGCCGATGTCGCCCTGACCGGGGCGGCAGGCACGGTGCTGCGGCTGACCGGATTGGCCGAGTTCCCGACCGGCTGGTTCCGGCGCGGGCGGCTGGTGGTGCAAAGCGGGGCGGCGGCGGGCGGGGTCGCAGTGATCAAATCCGACACACGCGAGGACGCGGGGCGGGTGATCGAGCTGTGGGCCGGTCTGTCGGTCGATCTGGCGGCGGGCGATCTGGTGCGGCTGGAGGCCGGATGCGACTTGACCGCCGCCACCTGTCGGGACAAGTTTGCCAACTTTCTGAACTTTCGCGGCTTTCCGCATATTCCGGGGGATGATTGGCTGGGCTCTTATCCGGTGCCGTCACAGCCCAACGACGGCGGGAGCCTGCGCGGATGACCCAAGGGGCGCGGGTGGTTGCGGCGTCGCGCGGTTGGATCGGCACGCCCTATGTGCATCAGGCCTCTGCCAAGGGGGCGGGGGCCGATTGTCTGGGTCTGCTGCGCGGGGTCTGGCGCGAGGTTCTGGGCCGGGAGCCGGAGCCGGTGCCGCCTTACACGCCGGACTGGTCCGAGCCGTCGGGCCGCGAGGATCTGCTGGCGGCTGCGGGGCGGTGGCTGGTGTCCCGGCCGTTGCAAGGTGCTGCACCCGGCGATGTGCTGCTGTTTCGGATGCGGGCGGGATCGGTGGCCAAACATCTGGGCATTGCGGGGCGCGTCGGCCCCTGTCCGACCTTTATCCACGCCTATACCGGGCACGGCGTGATCGAGACCGCCCTTTCCGCACCCTGGGCGCGCCGCATCGTCGCGCGTTTCGCCTTTCCCACAGGAGAATGA